ATGAATATCTGTGAAGCAGCTAAAAAAGCATTAGAAGAAGGAAAATGTATAAGAGAAAGACCGTACAACGTAAAGATAAAGCTCGCGAATGGCACTCCAGAAACAATGATGAGATTAGATGGTTGCCATCCGGTGAAGGGATGGCAACCAACGGTCAGAGAATTGATTTCCGATTCGTGGGAAGTTATGGAATAAATTAAGCAAGAAAAGGAAGCAGGTAAGAGATGAAAATTAAGAGGAAAAGAGAAATGACAAGGCAGGAGTACCGGGAAAGTCTTGAAAGAATAGGAAAGCTTGGAACTCCGGAAGAAGCGAGAGCATTTCACAGGGAAATGCGGAAGTACAAGAATGGACCAAGACTTCCGCTGTTTATGAGATATCCGGATTTTCCAATGCAAATAAGTATTGTCGCACTTGTGATAGCGATACTTGAACTAATGTATGTTGCGATTACTGTCATATTTTAATTAACAACGCAATGATAGAAACAATGAGCGAATCAAAGTATAGGAGTGAAACGTAGATAAAGTCAACAAGAACAAAGAGGTGGGAGAAAATGAAAGCTGAATTGGTAAATGTAATAAGAACGGATACTACGGAAGGAATTGGAACAGAAGAAAGTCCGGTACGTACAATACGAAGATACTGGACTTTGGATGGAAAGTTAATCTCAGAGAAAGTTTTATTACAACAGAAAGAATAAAAAGTCGAAACGGTCAGTAATGGCCGTCTGCCGGGAACGACCATCCGGCACTGATGATGGCAGGTCAAATGAGAAGATAAAGATTAAAACTATATTAATAAGAAGAAAGGAGAAAATCATATGGCAGCAGTACAGGAAGAAAAAAGAAATGTAAGTAACCAGATCGAAGACGTAAAAGAGATGATTCCGATGTTAAAGGAACTCTCTGACGATGAAAAGATCTACATTAAAGGAATGCTGGCCGGATTCCAGACCATGCGACAGCTTGGAATTAAGACAGCATAAGGAGGGATGAAAGATGTATGCAAACAAAAAGAACCTTGCTGCGCTGTTTGGCGTAACAACACAGACAGTGCATCGGAGAGTAAAAGGCATTGAGAAGCTGATTGGGGATCGCTACAACCAGTATGCGATCCTGGACAATCTGGTGAGTGTGGCAGTGTACGCAGATTATGAAAAATATCATAAGTGCCTGGAGGACAAACTTACTAAAAAATATGTTCCGCCATTCGATATGAAGGAAGCAGGAGCGTACATATTCGTGGATATGGAGAAAGGAGTGTGTCTACTGTGAGAATGAGAGTAAGAGAAATTATCAAGATGCATTTGGATTCCGGGATGATAAGACTGGATACACCGGTTATTATTATGGATCTGCCTGCAGGTAAAAAAATCGAAGCAGGTGTTATGGATCCAAAAGTCATGGAGTATATGGATCGGGAGGCCGGAGGATGTAAATGGAATAACAGAACCGGTCTCTGTATTACGATCAAAGAAAAAGAGAATGTACCGGAGGGTGTAGAGCTGGATCAAGAAGAACAATGGGATACCGTAGACCTTCTGATGGAACTGGTTGCAAAATCTCAGATGCAGCAGACATTGTTCGATGTATTGAAAGCACTGGATGAATGGGAATATCCATATGAGAGCGTAACGGCAGCGAAAGGAAAACTTAGGGTTGCAGTGAATTTGTTGGGAAATGATATGGAGGATATCCAAAAACTAATAGAAAAAGAGAAAGGAGAAGAAACCTATGGGAAAAACAATCCATAAAATTCTGATGGTACTTGTATTGTCTTTTGTATACATGACAGCAATTATTGCATTGCTACTGTTGTACTGCAGACTGGAAGGACCATTAGGTATAGTTTTTAAATAAAAGAAGAGCGTACAGAAAACTGGGTGAAGTTTAGCTGTACGCACACGATGCATTGATAATCCCGAAAAACTCTCACAACCATGAGTTCAAAGTCAATAACATCTATATAAATTATAGAACAGACTTCAGGGGTTGTCAATGTATCAGACGCGGGTGGAGTGAACTGTTTTTACAGGATGTCCAACTGAAAAATGAGGTGGTGAAATACCACCGTTAAGGACTTGATAAAGATATTAAGATAACGACCAATAGAGAGTTGTAAATATGATAAAAAGAGTGACATATAAACTACGGAAAGAAAGAGTTCTGATAGTACAGGAATACCATGATGGGAAGTATGGTGCAAAGGGATTACCCAGAAAGAAAAAGAAGAAAGCCACTAAAGAAGACATCCTTAAGGTGAATAGATGGAATAAGACGAAAAGATGTCAGATGCGTCTGCTGGAGTACTTCGAGAAAGATGATCTGCTAGTTACATGGACATACAAGGTAGAGAATAGACCGGCAACGATGAAGGAGGCAATAAAACATTTTGGAGATGCTATGAGGAAGGTAAGAAGAGAAATCCGGAAGAGAGGATATGAAAACTTCTATATCCGGAATATTGAAAGAGGTACAAAAGGTGCATGGCATATTCATTTTGTAGTTAAAGAAGTAGGTGACACAGCAAGCATCGTACAGAACGCATGGGATAAAGGCGGTACGTGGCTGACCAAGATAAAAGATAGTGATTATTACAGCGAGGATATGTTGAAACTTGCTGAATATCTGACGAAAGATGAATATTCGACAGAAACAAAGAAAGACGGAACACAATCCAAGCCAAGAATAAGAGAATCAAGCTACAGATGCTCTCAGAACATGCCACTTCCAAAGCCACATCCGGACAAGCTCTACAGGTGGAAGAAAGAGATAAAGCCGAAAAAAGGCTACTACATAGCACGGATGTGGGAAGGAATAAACCCGAAGACGGGATACAAATACAGAAGATACACAATGATTAAGCTGGACAGGAGGATTTAAAAGATGGGAATAACAGTGAGACAGATGACGAAATATTTGAGCGAATATTCAGATGATGCCGGGATTGGCACAGTGGTAGTAGATACAAAGAACCGGAAGAAATACGAGATAAAAGACGGAAACTGGCTTGATATGTTTTCCTATCCGGTACTGGTGCTGGATGTAGGAGAAGCATGCGATATGGATAAAGCTGAAAAAGCAGTGGCATGTGAATGCGAAGAGCCGGAGATAGTGTGGAACAACTCACGCAGTGTTAGTTGGAAATGCAAAAACTGTGGAGGAAGAAAAACAATAGCAAAAGTCAATGACTATAAGGAACGCATGAGGTACTGCCAGAGATGTGGACAGAGATTCAACTGGGAAGGGGTAACACTTGATGAAGCTTAAAAACATGAGAAGAAGTGAAGATACAGAACAGATCCACGTATGCAACTGGGCGGCGTGGAATGAGAACCGTTATCCGGAACTGAAATGGTTGCATCATATCCCGAACGGTGGCAGCAGGAACAAAGCAGAGGCGGTAAAGCTTAAGAGCATGGGAGTTAAGTCCGGAGTAGCAGATCTGCATCTGCCATACGCAAAAGGTGTCTACATTGGCCTGTACATCGAAATGAAATACGGGACCGGCAGACACCAGGATAGTCAGATAGAATTTTTGCACGACATGGCAAAGAACGGGCACTACGTAGCTACCTGTTACACGGCAGGAGACGAGATTACAGTCCTGGAAGAATATCTGCAGTTAGACAACATGATGGAAATGTTGGAACCAAATGACAGTATCTGGAACGAAGGAAAGATAAAAGAGTTAAAGCGCAGAGCACCGAAAGAGGTGAAAGAATGGATGACAGAGAACGACAGAGCATAAGAGAGTTCTATGAAGTATACAACATGATCAAACAGGGAAGAGAGCTCCGGGTGAAGACAAGATTCACACTGAACCACGGAGGAAGTATCCAGATCTTTGAAGGGATAGGCATCCATAAGAAACAGATCCTGAAAGTAGAAAGTGATGAAAGCTGGATAGAGTGCTATAGAAGGGCAACAGAAAGCCTGGTGGAATGGGAGAGAACGGAAGAACAGGAGGCAAAAGTATCATGAAAATAATAGCAGTAATGAACCAGAAAGGCGGGATCGGCAAGACTATGACGGCCGCATCCATTGCCTATATTCTGGGACAGGAACAAGAAAAGAAAGTACTGGTGATCGATGCTGATCAGCAGGGGAATATATCTATGCTCTACGGGGCATATGATCCGGAAGGAAGAGGACTTCCGGATCTGCTGGAGAACCATGAACGGGAAGGTGGTACGTACACTACATCCGAACTGATTAAGACAACACCGTACGACCGGATAGATATTATCCCGTGTAACGGCTATCTGATGAATACCAACATGTACCTGATGAAGACGGAGGAAGGAAATCAGATCTTAAGACTAGCAGAAGACTTAGAAGACGTAGCAGCTGCTTACAACTACTGTATTATTGATTGCGGTCTGATCATGGACATGACAGTGATGAATGCACTGGTGGCAGCAGATCTCGTGATCGTACCGGTGAAACTCGGAGGGTTCGAGATCGAAGCTGCCGATAACATGGACGAACAGTTGGAAAGCATCCGGAAGTTCAACGATCGGATTCGGATGAAAGTCCTGATCACGATGAGACAGAAGAATAAAACGACACTGCAGGTAGAAGAGTGGTTGAAAGAAAATTCGGGACATGATTGTTTTCAGACAGTAATCCGAAGATCTGTAGTAGCAGAAAAATCCACAATCGCACATGTACCGCTTCCAAAGTTCTCTAGGGGGTGTATAGCAACCCAGGATTACAGAGCAGTCGCGTATGAACTCTTAAGAAATCTGGAGGGCGAACAGGATGAATAAGAGACAGGCGAAGAAATTATACAAGAAGATTCACGGGTGTAACCCACCGGAAGGAAGAATCCCGGCGGTACTTTTAAGAGATCCGGGCAAAATGAACACACACACCTTTCTGGACAAGAAGATGAATATGCCAGTTTTTAATCCAATGAAACCGATAGAGACAGGACTGAGATTGCCCGAAAGTGTACTGGAAACAATATGTAGAATTAATAAGCCGATAGAAGACATCCTGACGCAGGAAGAGCGTGAAAGAGTTACGATTGCAACACGATGCTTTAGGAAAACAATGAACGACAGCATTAGACGGATGAACAGCCGGTTTGGGGCAATGCGGAAACAACTGAAAGAGAGTAACGATCCGGTAGTAATAACCACCAGAAGTCTATCGGAAAACCGGAAGAAGAACAAGGGAGCATCCTGGAAAAGAGTAAGGAGGAATAGATAGATGGCTACTGGATGGAACGTAATGGACGCATTGAACAATAAGACGAAGGCGGCAGCAGAAGACAATAAAACAAAAGCAAGATTCCGGACAAAGGATATTGCAATTAAGCAGATGTACAGCAATGACAAGAATTTCTATTCTATCCAGGACATCGAGCAGTTGGCACAGGATATCCTTGCCGTAGGCTTAATGGAGAACTTGACGGTAGTCCACGATCCTTGCGATCGTGGCGAATACCGCATTATAGCCGGAGAACGAAGATGGAGAGCGTTGACACTCCTGGTAGAAAAAGGTTATGAAGAATTCTCTATAGCATCCTGCCAGATCAAGACACCTGCAGAAGAGCATGAAGAGATGATCCAGTTAATCATAGCAAATACGTACCGGAATAAAACGGTAGCGGACATCCTGGAAGAACAGAAGACGCTGGAAGAGACACTGAAGTACATGAAAGAGAATGGACTGACACTGCACGGTTACAAACTGGACAGCGGACGCCTGCGGGATGTCATAGCCAATATGATGCAGGTATCATCTACCAAGATCGGACAGATTGAGTCAATTAACAAGAAACTGATTCCGGAATTCACAGAAGAATTAAAAGAGGGACGATTAACATTCTCGGCCGCGTATGAGATTAGCAAGATGTCCGAGGATATCCAGGAGGATATGCTGGAGCACCACCGGAAAAAAGGATTGACATACAAAGATGTGAAAGAATATGCCGACGAGCAGAAAAAAGAAGAAGAACAAATTGATGGTCAGCTGAGCATCGAAGATATAAATGACGGTGCGTGTCAGAATCTGACACCGGAAAAAAACGCTGATCAGAATGAAAATGTGGTAATGCTGCGTATTCCAACAGAAGAAGATAGAGAATGCTTGAAATTGGCTGCAAGAGAAATAATAAAGAAACATAAAGAATGGTTCAAAGAAAACATGGAGCAGTTGCCGGAAAATGAAATAATAAGCACTGAATTGATAAAGCAAAAGCTCCAGCCAGAAAAAATAGTAAGGATTTGGGTTTTTGAAGCACCAGATGAGGAAATAGCACATATAAGTCTGTACAGTACATATATCCAACTGTATAGAGGAAAAGAACACAAAGGAAACTTCGAATGGTTCTATTTGGCAGGCGCCATCAGGAAAATGTGGGATATAGTTACTGCAGAAGAATCTGAAGAGAGAACGGAAGAGTTAAAAAATGAAGAACGGGAAGAAAATGAAGCAATCGAAGAGGTTGAAACACTTGACACCTATGCAGTATCTGATCTGGAAGAAAAAAGAGAAGAAGAAAAGGAAATAGAACAGGACTATCCAGCAAGGTGCATTACTGGAAAAAGTAAAAACGGGATATGTGGAGCAGCTGCGTATTGTTCGGTGGATTGTAATTGTTGTGCAGAATGTAGTCAGGATTGCAATAGCAGGTGTGGATGGCTTGATGATGTGTGCGATGTAAAACAAGATGAAAACGAAGAGAATATGCCATCAGATCCCGTGCAGGTAGAAGAAATATCTGAGAAAACAGATCTTGATATTGCCAAAGAAGAAAACGAAAAATACAGAAGATACTTAGAGATGGCCAAAGAGGGATTTGGCTCTAATGACATCAGGATACGGACATATAAAGTATTAATTGCAGCACTGGCCGGATATATTCACGATCTGGATACGGTGATGAATCCACCAGAAGAACCGGAGCAGCCGGAAATTCCAAAGTTTAAGAACAATGATCAGCGAAAAGAGTGGTTAAGGAACTATAAAGACTGGGGATTATGGTACACAGATCGGAATATTGATGTGAACTACTACAAATACGATTTCGCTGATGGCAGCAGGCTTGTAGTTGCGGAGTATCTGGATCGTATAAATGCTTGGAATGGTAGAGAGAAAGAGGATGAGCATTATTTCCACCTACTAGAAAAAAATAAAAAAACGTATGGTGATGGAAAGCCATACGATAAGCAGTACATGAACGCTACAGACAGTGAGACCTATTTAGTAGAGTTCTTGAAAAATCTGCAGAAGAATGCGTGATACTTATGAGGATAAAAAATGTAGATCCGAAAGGTTGGTACGACATTCCAGGTTATGACGGATTGTACCAGATCAATTATTGGGGAAACGTCCGAAAGAGATTGAAATACGGGTGCTATAAACAACTACATCCGTATGTAAAGAAAAGTAGAAAAGGAAAACGGTTCATTAAGCTATGCGGAAAAGAATGGGTAGTTATGAGTCTGATGCGGATTACATTCATCGGAGAACTTCCGGAAGGATATGTGACTTATCACAAGAATGGAATAAAAACTGATGATGTGTTAAGCAACATTGGAGTAACGACCAGAAGTGAATTGTCAAAAAAAACAAGCCAGCTGACCGGAAGAGCATTCAAAGTAGCAAAAATAAACCAGGATGGTGAAATCGTAGCATTCTATAAATCGGCAAGAGAAGCAGGAAGAGAGAACCATATGTGCTGTCAAACAGTCTTGGATTACATAAATGGAAAGATGAAAGGTATCTATGCACCAGATGGATATGCATACTGCAAAGATACGGACGATGAGATAACGAAGCTGATCAGAAAGATAGAACAGAAAAACATAGAGGAATGCGGCGTGAATTTTATAAAAGCACCGAAAGTTGTATTTGATTTTTAGAAAAAATGAAGATGGAGTGATGTCAGAAGATGAACATAACAGTAAAACAGGGAATTGATAACTGTTACATGACGCACCAATACGAACATCCAGGATACGAAGAGGATAGATGTGCTGGTTTGCGGGAAGGAAACGGCGAAGGAGAACCAATAGATGAATGTAAGGAATGTGCCCTGTACTATGGAAATAGGGAATTTTAGGAGGGAGAAGAATAATGGGAATATATGAAAAAGCTAAAAGAGCAATAGAGCAAATGGTGGGTGATAAGAGTTCTGAATTCAAAGTATGTGTGGAAGATACAAGAGGGACATTAGGTGGGATATTAATAAAAATTGAAGACGTGAAAACTCAAGAAATTTCTGCATTCCGAATAAATGAAGGTGATGAAGGTGAAGCAGAGCACATGACGATGTATTCGGTGGATAAAATGCTACAAAGAAGAAAAACAGAAGGAATCGTAAGATTGAAAGAGATCGAAAGCGCATTAGGAATTAAATTCGAGAAATGGCAAAAAGAATATATATTGTCAAGAGGATTGGGATATCCGATAGAAGGCAGAAACACGGGGAGGACATTAGCACATCAAGTTAAGACGCTTATGAAATCCGAAGACGATATAATAATTTACCCGCATCAAAGATGGATGTATCCAGATGTACCTGCAGGAATGAAAAATACAGAATACTATGCTAAATGCTATGTTAAAGAACTGCGGGAACTGTCAGAAAAACTGCGAAATCATGGAATAAACGTACCAAGAGTAATAGAGATGAAGTGAGAATCGGGAGGTAAAACAAAATGTTATGGTGCAGAATTGCAAATATGCCATGTAAAGAAACTAGAGGAGAATCGTATAAAGAAAAGTGTCCTGCTTGCAAATGGCGTATAGAAAAACGAAGAAAAGAATTTTGCGAATATGAAAAATGTGAAAAGCGCGAGGATGATCAGCGTGAATTCGAAAAAGCTTGTAATGAACTTAAAACAGAACTGAGAAAGACGTGGCTGTATAAGATGATAATCAGACTGCTGGATTGGCTGGCAGAGAAAATATAAGAAAAAATAAGCTTGCACAACTGGTATTGTGTCACAACAGAAACCAGTCAACATAGATTTCCTCCGGCACCGGCCGGAGGGGAAAGGAGCAACCGTGACAAAAAAAAGTTGAGAATCCGGAAAAGCGGACAAATATAGATAGACATCTGTGTAAGAGTTGTATCTATAGGGGTAGCAGACTTGGCTTAGGGAGATGTAATTATATAGAGATCGAAGGGCATAGCAGAGGTATGCCGGCAGCAGAATGCACAGTATATGTGAAAGGAAGAAAGAGGAAAGCATTATGGTAGGACAGATAACAGGCAAAAACGAACTGAAGAAAAACGGATCTGGTTATAGTGATCCGACAGCATATAAAGCAATTATGAATGTGGGGGGGCAACAGTAATGAATACATATCATGGAGACATTTTTTACATAGCGAATGATGGAAGAGCCGGAGAAACACCGGCGATTATAGTATCACCGGACACATGGCTTGAACAAGATCCGGAATTTGTGCAGGCAGTATTAATGACAACAAAAGAGAATGAACAACTTCTGACACATGTTGAGGTGATGTGTCGAGTACCATCTATAGCACTGTGTGAACGTATATTCAAGGTGGATACAGATAGAATCGGAGAATATATTAGATCATGCACAGAGGAAGAAATTCAGAAAGTTGATGAAGCTATTATGCTGACACTTGGCATTACGGAGAATAATAATACTGCTGATCAGGAGAGGATTAAACAGCTGGAGGAGCAACTGGCAAAGGAAAAAGAAACATCCGATAGAATTCTTGCAAAGTTCAGAGAAGAGACAGAAAGATACAATGAACTGGAGCGTGAGAAAGGATATGGGAATGATAAAGAGTATATCAGAGCGATAGCTGAGAGGGATGTGTACAAGAGTATGTACATGGATCTGCTTGAAAGGAAAATGAATGGATAAGACAGTAATATTTATTGTTGTCGTAATAATTTGTGTGCTGGTTACAGTTTGGAGCGCATGTGTAATGGCAGCACGTGCGGATGAACAGCTGCGTGAGATTACGGATGACAAGAAAGAGCCGGAAGAAAAAGAGGAAGATATGACGAAACAAAGAACATGCAAACGGTGTGGGATGCCGACGGGAGCAACGTATTACAAGATAAATATAAATGCTGAATGTGACAGAGCAGGAGCGACTACAGAGCAATTCTGCTATAACCTGTCGAAGACTTTAACACAAGCGAATAGTCCGGAGGATGTGTACTGCAGGAGCTGTGTAGATAAAATTGAAAATTATATGAAAATGGATATACGAAAGATAATGAACGAGAGTGCGACCCGGACAAGACCACCAGTAGAGAAACCACCGAAGAAAGGAAAATGACATGAGGACAAGCAAGATAGAAAGAAGAATAGGCAGAAGCAACTGTGATATGCTGGCGAGCAAGAAACCGGATGCAAAGGCGAGTGAGGAGTTTCATCAAATGCCTTATGCGATAAGAAAGAGAACGAAGAAAGAAGGAGAGTCCGATGGAAAGAAACGATGAAGAAAAGATTATTAAAAAAAGATATCTGCGAAGCTATCGTGCACATGTACATAGGCGGGAAAGATTAGAGGAACAGCTGGTAGAGCTGCAGACCATGAAGCTGTATCCATCGATGAAAAACAATGATGGGATGCCACATGGAAGCAGTGTGGATAGAGATCTGTCTGGATATGTAGCAGAAAAAGAAAGACTGGAAAAGGAAATAGAAAAAGAAAAAACGAAAAGCGTAAGATCTTATGTAGAGATCATGGGATGCATAAATAAGCTGCAGAGAGAACGAGAAAGAGACGTGCTGTATTATCGATACGTAAAAGAGATGGAATGGTGGGATGTGACGAAAAGAGTGGGGTATAGTCAGAGGGAAGTGTACCGCACACACAGCATCGCATTGAGAAAACTGGAGATTTCTAAAAGTTGGCAGTAAATGTCAGTGAATGGCAGTTAAGTATATGATACTATGATAGTGTCCTGAAAGCGAAGAAATGGAGAGATGGAAGTAACTGGAAGGATACAAATACTCACCCGGAAGGTGGCAGCAGTCGGAAGATTGTAGCCATCTTTTTTTATGGAGGATATATGGAGACGTGCAAGAATAAAGGATGTCTGTATTACTGGATACTGAATGGAGGAGAACATTGTCCGGCAGAACAGGGATGCGCAGGCTATATGAGTAATGACGGATAAAGAAGCAAAACATTTTTACAACTCTAAGGAGTGGAAGAAAAAAAGAATAGATATCCTGATAAGGGATCGTAATGAATGCCAGGACTGCATAGTCCGAATAAGGAAAGCAGTAGAGGAAGGTATACGATTAACACCAGAGGATAGGAAGGTAAGAAGAGCAACAGAAGTACATCATATCCAGGAACTGAAAGAACATCCGGAACTTGCACTGGTAGACGACAACCTGATCGGTCTGTGTCATACGTGCCATGACATACGGCATAACAGACACACACTCGTAAGAAGAAAGAGAAAGAAAAGACTGACAGAAGAAAGATGGTAGCTACATAGAGGGCAGACATAGCTTAGGAGGGACAAGCGGACGGTGCAAGCCGTCGCATGTGTGGTTCGAGTCCACAGCTGCTCTCAATTTTTTTATAACACCCCCGGGTAAATTCTCAGCGAATTTTTTGCAGGTGGAGAACGGGGATGTGGCCATGACTCTGGAGAAAAATGAAAATCTCACGTGAAAAGGGTAAGGGTATCAGATTTTTAAATTTACTTTAAGAAGAAATTTTTTTGACACGGGCATAAAACCCGTGTTTTTTAGCAAAAAAAAGTTACGAAAAGGCATGATTTGAGCGAAAAGAGGTGAGCAAATTGACACAAAAAGACGTAAAAATGTCGTTAATCAGACAGTTGGAACTACGTGGAATGAGTGCAGAATTCTACATGGATCTAGTGAATGATTATATATATTACTGGACATTGAAAAAGAAACTCATAGCAGATATTAAGAGCAAAGGGTTGAGATACGAGACCGTGAACGGGAATGGAATAACGGTGGAAAAAGCGAATGAAAGCGTTGTCAATTTGCAGAAAACTACGGCCACTATGTTGAAGATCCTGGCAGATCTGAAGTTAAAAGAGCCGGTACCAGAGCCGGAGAATTCTACAGATGGTTATCTGTAAAGAGATTGATTATTATCTCAAATATGCCGAAGAACATCCGAACTGGATAAATAAAAAAAGAAAATTACTGTTAAAAAACATCGTAAAGCCGTTGCTAAAGCGGGACGATGTTTTTTTTGACGAAAAAACATATAGAAACTGCATTAAGTATTGCGAAAGCAATTACTACAAATTGTTCCCGTTTCAAAAGTTCATATATGCATTTGCATTCATGTACAAGGATGATATTCCGGTTTTTCCTAAGTTTTTCATAAAAGAGGGACGAGGGAATGGGAAAGACGGATTCATTGTCCCGCTGGTGAATTTCTTTCAAACACCGTTATACGGAGTAAAGAATTACCATGTTGAAATCGTGGCAAACTCAGAGGATCAGGTAAAAGATACGTTCAAGGTAGCATATGACATGCTGCATGATAATCCTAAGTTTAAGGGTAAATTCTCAGTCACCAAAGAGTTGATTTCAAATCTTGTGACCGGTGCTGAGATGAAATATAACACATCTAATGCGAAAACAAAGGATGGAAAAAGAACCGGTTGCCTGGTACTCAATGAGATTCATGCGTATGAAAACTATGATCAGATTAATGTATTTGAATCATCATTTGGAAAAGTTAAACATTCGCGCGAATTCATTATCACGACAGATGGATATGTCAGAGACGGTCCATTAGATGAAATATCTGCAATGTGTATGGAAATTCTGGAAACAGGAGAAAACCCGCTGGGGTATTTTCCATTTATCTGTGAGATTGATGATCTAAAAGAGGTAGATGATCCGGATGCTTGGCATAAAGCCAACCCATCGCTGGAATACATGCCAATCTTGGCAAATCAGATTATGCATGATTACCTGGAACAGAAAAAGATTCCATCCAAGCGAGCAGAATTCCTGACAAAGAGAATGAACCTTCCGGCCAGAAGAGAAGAAGAAACGGTCACGACGTGGCAGAACATTCTACGGGCATGTTACGAGGGAGAGACAAGGGAAGAACTGGAAAAGAAAATTTCAAGGATCACTAAGAACACGAAAGGACAGCTGGCGATAATCGGAATTGATTATGCAGACGTACGAGATTTCGCAAGTGCAGGAATCCTGACCAAGGATTATGAAACTGGAGAATACATCTGGAGACAGCACACATGGATCTGTGAAGATTCTCCGTTCCTGAGTTCTATCAAGTTCCCAATTATGCAGAATATGGGACAACCGGAGTTCGAGGATTACGAAGTAGTACCAGGACCAGTCATAGACGTGAATACTATAGTAGCGTGGTGCTTAGACAAGATGCAGGATTATGAGGTTAAGAAAATTACAATGGATACGTACAGATACAATCTGTTCAAAATGGCATTCGAAGCCGTGGGATTGACGGTTGAAGATAAGAAAAATAAAGACGGAATAGTAAGGCTTGTGAGAAAGATTACATCTGCAACGGGAATTATTGCACCGGCGATCCAGGCGTTATTCAGTCAGCACCTGATTAATTATGGACCGTCTTCTATTATGCGCTGGTACACAAATAATACGAGCGTCACAGAGGATAAATACGGGAACAAGACATTCGGAAAGATAGAACCGAAGTTGAGGAAAAATGACGGATTCATGGCTTTTGATGTGGCCATGTTTAGCAAAGATGAGATAGAAATGCAGGTAATCTACATTTAGTAGGAGGAACGATGTTTAATTTTTCATTCAAGGACAAAAATAACGGATTACAATCGCTTGCGGAAACGATAACGATTGAGCTTGAAAAACTAAATATAGCGAAGCTGGCGGTGGAAAAAGCGGAAACCATGATAGCAAAAGCTATAGCAAAGTCGGATATTCTGATTCAGACGCAGAGCGAACATAAAAGAAAATATGAGTACAGACTTAATGTGCAGCCGAATGATAATGAGAATGGGACGTACTTCTGGACAAAAGTTGTAAAAAAGCTTTTGAGAGAAGGGGAGGTTGTGATAGTTCGGATTGGAGATAAATATTACCGGGTGCAGAGCTTCCAGGAATCGGATAACGTAATGACTGGAAGACTGTATAGTAACATAACGATTGAAGCAGCGGAAAAACAATATTCCCTGCTTAAAACATTTTTGTCAGGAGATGTAATTCATTTAAGATACGACAACTCTAAGATAAGAGTGCTCTTGAACTCTGTGCTATCACAGTACGAAACAACAGCAAATTCTGTTAATGCAATGATGCAGATTGCAAATACTCCAAAATTCAAATTAAAAGTCCCAGGACCGCTTAATCTTGTACGAAGAGGAAAAGACGGAGAAAGTGATAAAAAGATCACGAAAGAAGAATATACAGAAGAATTAAAGAAACTGTTGGAATCAAAGAGCCTTGCTATAATTACGGAATCAAGCGGAATTACACTGGAGCAGCTTGGTATACAGACGGCGACAAAAGCTGAAGAACTCGTAAAAATCAAAGAGGAAATTAATAATGCAACAGCAGAAGCTTATGACATTCCCCAAGCAGTATTTAACGGGAACATTACGGAGAAAAGTGATGCTACAAATGAGTTTATCACGTATGCAGTCGGACCGGTTGCAGAAGTCATAAACGATGAATTGACAGCAAAGCTTGTAGGCGCGGAAGACTATGCAGGCAAGAATGAACGGGTGATGGTATGGCTTGCAAGATTCAAGCACGTGGATGTGGTAGATAGTGCGAATAACCTGGACAAACTGAGATCTAATGGATGGAATTTTGACGAAATCCGAGAGATGGTGGGATATCCGGTACTAAATACACCGTTCAGTCAGGCAAGAGCATTGACGAAAAACTACACTACAGGAGAGGAGGACAATTCGAATGCAGAAACCAGTTAACACAGCTTAGGGAGGTGATCCAATTATCTCGGAATTATCCGTTAAATAACAATACAAAGAAAGGAGAATGGCATGAAAAACAGGTATTACATGCTGGAAACAGACGAGGATAACAAGTTGGCTGAATTGTATATCTTCGGGGATATAACATCGTGGCCATGGTATGAAGGTGATGAATCGTCATATGGTTTGGTGAAGAAATTACAGAATCTGGATGTAGAAAATATCACGGTACACATTAACAGCTATGGCGGAGAAGTTGCAGAAGGACTGGCGATTTACAACACGTTGAAAGACAGCAAAATGAAAGTAACCACTGTATGTGATGGATTTGCTTGTTCTGCAGCATCGGTTGTATTTATGGCTGGAGATGAAAGAATTATCAAGGAAGCGTCACTGCTCATGATCCATAATGCATGGACATATGCGAAAGGTGATTCAAATGCTTTGAAAAAGCAGGCAGCAGATCTTGAAAAGATTACGCAGGCATCCGTGAATGCATATAAGAGCAAAGCGAACATTTCAGAAGAAAAAATCAAGGAATTGATGAATGATGAATCGTGGATCACGGCGGATGAAGCAGTAGAATATGGACTGGCAACCAGAACAGAAGCAGAAGAAAAGGATGAGAAAGCGAACCAGTCGGCATTTCAGGTTGTTAGAAATCGCATGCTGCAGAAAAATACTATTGAAGCAGTGGATCAGATTGCAGAAATGATCGTAGGAAAAATCACACCGATATTAAATAAAAAAGAACCAAAGAAAGAAGAAAAAGACGACACTGGATGGGGAGAATTCTTCAAGTAAGCAGTGTCAGATTCTGACACCAGCAGAAACGTGGAAAAAGATAGCACCGGATAGGTGCTTTTTTAATTGGGAAAAGGAGACGAAAAATGAAAATTGAAGACTTATCACAGGAAGTAAAAGACAAAGTTAAACAGTTACTGGAGGATGCTCCGGCGGATCAGAAAGCGGATGCGATTATGCAGTCGATTGAAATGATCCAGGAAGCAACGCATGCAGAGATGATTGAACAGGTAGTAGCTGAGGCTGAAAGAGCAAGCAGAGATGCTGAGTACAAGAGTAAACTCGGACTTAGAAACCTTTCACAGGAAGAGAAGAAATTCTACGAGAACTTTAAGAATATCAAGCAGGCGTTCACAGCAAACCAGATCGACATCATTCCGACAGAGATTATTGATCGTACACTGGATGATGTTAAGAAAGCATCGCCAATCCTGAAACTTGTAAATATGGCGCCGGCAAATGTGAAGAAATGGATTGTAGCATCTCATTCAGGAGCTGCTGTGTGGGGTGCTCTTACGGATGCAATTAAAGGCGAACTGTCAGCCGAAATCACATCTCTGAACATTGAACTCCACATGTTGTCAGCGTACCTTGTCATTCCGAAAGCAATTAGAGAGCTGTCTCTAGAATTCGTTGATCGCTATTTCATGGCGATCCTGTCTGAGGCTATGCAGGATGGACTTGTAAAAGGTTACCTTGATGGAGATGGAAAGACAGGCCCGATCGGAATCTTCCGTCAGATTGAAGCAGTAGAGTCCGCCGGAACAAACAAAGCGAAAACTGTTCTCACTACGGTTACAAAATTTTCTCCGAAGGGACTTGCTCCGGTGAGAAAAACTCTTACTAATGATGGAAAACGTGTGGTTGATAAGCTCTATCTTATCTGCAATCCGTCAGACGAAGCAGAATATGTGGATCCATGCATGTATGGAGAGGCTCTGACAGGCGGCTATGTCAACAAGTCATTCATTGACATCGAAAAAATTGTTGATGCCAACTGTCCGAAAGGAAAGGCTGCATTTACAATCGCTGGATACTACACTATGGGAACAACAGGTGTGAGAGTTAATGAGTATGACCAGACAAAGGCTATGGAAAATGCAGATCTCATTATTGCATCATGCTATGCAAATGGTCGTGCGGTTGATGACAACGTTGCGGTTATCTTTGATGTGACCAAACTGGAAGAATACGTGCTGCCGGTTACACAGACGGTTATTGAAAAAACTGTATAAGAAGTACGGAAGGCGGGATTGAATTATGAACGAAGCAGAATTAAATGCACTCGTGAAAGAAATGCGGGATGATTATCAAATACCGCCATACCATCCTGATTCGGAACTTAAGAACTATGCAAAAGAAGGAGAAATGCACCTGGGAAAATTGAATTCCGGGTGCAGTATCACCGAAGATCTGCTGTATAGATCGATACTGAAAAACTATATGTATTATGCTTTCTATCACAAGACCAGTGAATTTTTTGAAAATTATGGAAGCATTATAACAACGTGGCAGATGGAAACGGAGGTATAGGCATGGAATTACCAGAGTATACGGATGGAATGGTAGAATTTTATGAAATCAAAACCGATAATACGGAAGATTATCCGGAAGAAAAAATCAAGAAGATAGATCTGCCACCGGTTTGGTACAGAGAGTTGTCTATATTCGACACCACCAGGGCAAAACTTTCCTCTCTGAGCATAGAAGTAACGATGAAAATCAGTATTCCACAATACAGGGGAATTAACAGTGGTTTTATCTGCATGATAGATGGAGCACAACACGAAATCTACAACGCAGCGCATGTGACTACGAAAGACGGCTTTAAAGAAACGGAGCTGACACTTAAGACACCAACGATAGACAGGGAGGTTATTGAAGATGACACAGAAGGAACTGAGTAACCTCTTGCATGATACTGGATGCCCGGTTAACGAAGGAATCACTGTAGACCTGAAGAAAGAAAAAATATTTCCGAGAATTGACTATTGGGAAATGATGTGGGAAGACGTGATAGCATCTGGCGGGAATTATGAAGAAAAAGTAACGAGGCAGGTAAGCTTCTATGCAAAAAGACCGCGAGACAAGAAACTCTTGGAATTGAGAAAGAAACTCCGGGAGATGGGAATCCATGTGACCATCGAACATGAATATGTAGCAGAGGACAGAATCTGGCATTCTTATTTTGCAATCGAGACAATCGAGTGTGAAGAACATGAGTAAAGGGACTACCGCAGAATTAGAAGGATTTAACGAGTTCCAGGAACTGCTTGGAATGTATGAACATAATATTGATGATGTGGTCGGAGCATTGGAAGCTGGGGCAAAAGCTTTTGTGGCAGATGCAAAGGTACTTCCAAAGCCAAGATCACAGGTGACAAAAGCTGGGTATACGCATCTGGTGAATTCAATATCATACAGAAAACTTTCAGATGAAGTAGAAATAACATGGGGAAAATATTATGGACCTATGGTTGAAAATAGAACGCGGAAAATGAGAAGATCTCACCCACATATGAAGCCATTGTGGGAAAAGAATAAAAAGAAATATCAGGACATTGAAATAAGAAAATTGTTTGGATAGGAGAAAAATATGAGCATTAAAACAGCAAAACCGGCTATTACAGAAACGGTCGGAGCACAGTATTTGTGTTTTGCGTCTGCAGAAGACAGTACAGGATTTTCTGGACAGTACGAAGAAGATGTAGAAAAGACAGAGACTGTGAAGAAAGTAAAAGTAAGCACAAACGGAAGTAGTGAAGATGTATATGCTTCTGGAAAAGTCTACGATACAGACAACACGTCTGCAAGTAAAGACATCGAAGTGGAAGCTATCGCATTCCCGGCAGATACTATTGCAAAAGCATTGGGAAGCAATGTAGATACGGGTGGATTAATCTCAGACGGTGCTGATCGTGGAAAACCGTATTTTGCATATGGAAAAGTCGTAAAGAAAAAACATGGTCAGTTTGTGTGGGAATGGTATCCAAAATGTATGATGTTGGAAATTTCGGATGAAACAAGCACGAAAGAAGAAAAATTCTCAGAGCAGACACAGACAGTAACCATTAGAGCATATGCATTCAATGAAGATGGCGATTTTCGAAATTATGTTGACTCTGAAAGCAAGAACTTCCCTAAAGGATTAACAGAAGAAAAATTCTTTGTGAAGCCAATTTTGACACCGGAGGATTTAAAAACAGCGATCGGAGGAGAATAAGATGCAGAAAAGCCAATTCGTTGATCTTACGGACGGGACGAGGCTGGAAGTAAAGATGAATTTCGGCACGATGTACTATCTGGATGATGCGGGAGGAACAAGGCTTGCACAGAAGATCCAGAAATTAAATGACAAAGGGAAAGAGATCCCGGTAAGTGACAATATGAGATTCGCGGCGAAATTGATCTATGCAATGCTGCGAAGCAATGGAAAGAAAGTGACGTTCGACGAAGCTCTTGAGCTGACACCGCCGGATCCGTCGCAGTTATTAGAAATTGCACAAGCCTACCAGGAAGAGGTAGACAAAATTAAAAAAAAACAACAGGCGAAAGCGAATATGAGGAACTTCCACTCGAAATAGATTGGGCGGAATACCTGGTATCCGCAAGAGAGATGGGAATGACTGAATCTGAATTTTTCAGATCAGATCCCATCTTTTTTTGTGAGCAATATGAAGTATTTATGCGGAGAAAAGAAAGAGAGGTGAGCACATTCTATGGCATCAGATAGCATGAAAAGAGTAGGTCTTGTATTTACTGCAGATGGAGCGGTCGATTTTAAAAAAACATTGTCAGATGTAAATAATGCTGTAAAAGAAAATTATTCATCATTCAAACTGGCGCAGTCGCAATGGAATGAGAATACAAAGTCGATGGACAAGCTTGCCGATCGGCAGAAATATCTGCAGACACAGACAGAATTGTATTCTGATAAAGTAGGAGTGCTCACACGCGAACTGAAAGAAATGGAATCGGCTGAGACGCGTGATGAATCAGCGATATCCAAGAAACAGGCACAATTAAATCAGGCAAAAGCAAAACTGAATGAGTATGAGAAAAGTCTGGAAGAGGTAAACAAAGAGCTGCAGAAAGGTACTGCAAACTTGCAGGAGTATGCTGACAAGATTGGTGCGGCTGGAGAAAAAATGACATCTGCCGGAAAGACACTGACGAAAGGTGTAACGGCACCGATCGCAGGAGTGGCTACGGCAGCAGTTAAAACGGCAGCTGATTTTGAAAGTTCCATGAGTCAGGTTCAGGCGACTATGGGAATAACCAAGGATGCCACATCTGAATTGAACGGCAAAACTGTAAATACCATGGATGCCATGAGATCTCTTGCAAAAGAGATGGGCGAGAAAACGGCTTACTCAGCCAAAGAGTGCGGCGATGCAATTAATTTCCTCGCCCTCGCCGGTTACGACACACAGCAGACATATGACACTCTGCCTACAGTGCTAAATCTGGCGGCAGCAGGAAATATGGATTTGGCACAGGCATCAGACATGGTTACAGATGCAATGTCCGCATTAGGAATGGGTACGGACAAAGCGGAAACAATGGTTGATCAGATGGCCAAGACAGCATCCAGCACCAATACATCTGTGGCACAATTGGGAGAAGGTATTCTTACTATTGGAGCTACAGCAAAATCGGTAAAAGGCGGAACAGCAGAACTTAATACTGCTCTTGGAATCCTTGCAAACAATGGTATCAAAGGAGCAGAAGGCGGAACACATCTCAGAAATATCATTCTGTCATTACAGAATCCTACAGATGTAGCAGCTAAAAAGCTCAAAGAGCTTGGAGTTGAAGTGTATGATGGTGATGGAAAAATGCGCAGCATGAATGACATCCTTGGAGATCTGAACAAGAAAATGGATGGAATGAAGGACAAGGAAAAGGATGGAATTGTATCTAAGATTTTCAATAAGACAGATCTGTCATCCGTAAATGCGCTGCTTGCGAATACAGGTGATACATGGGATGAGTTGCAAAACAAAATTAAGAACAGTAATGGTGCCGGACAGGATATGGCAGATACACAGTTGGATAACTTACAAGGTCAGCTGACACTTTTGAAATCTGCTATAGAAGCACTGGCTATATCATTTGGAGAGACATTGCTTCCGACTATCAAAAAGATAGTGGAACATGTACAGGGCGTTGTAGATCATCTTAACAAGATGGACGATGGACAGAGAAAGACGATTGTTACGATATCTCTTGTAGTGGCAGCCATAGGACCGTTACTGATTATATTGGGAACGTTGGCCGGATCGGTAAGTAAAATTATAACATTCTCAACCTCAGTGGTCGGAATATGCACAAAAATTCCGGGAGTAATGTCTACGATAGGAAGTGGTGCAAAAGTGCTTTGGACTATCATTTCAGCCAATCCATTTGCAGCATTTATTATATTGGTTACTGCAGTTGTGGCTGTATTAGTAACAATGTATAACAAGTGCGAATGGTTCAGGGATGGAGTTAATTCAATATTCAAGAGTATAGGCGAATGGATAGAGGGATTAGTAGAAAAGTTCCAGAAGTTGATAAGTTTCCTTGGAAAAATCGGGAAGAAAGTTGGAAAGGCATTTTCAGAACCGGCAAACCTAACGGCGAGCGTATCTGGAACGAAAGTGCCTGTAAAGTGGAACGCTAAAGGCGCAATTTTCAACAAGCCGACATTGATTGGACAATACGGTGGAAGTGTACAAGGTGTAGGAGAAGCTGGAGCAGAAGCTGCGTTACCGATAGATCTGTTAAGATCCTACATTAGGGAAGAAAATCAGGGGAATAATGAAGTCCTTGCACAGATGATAGCAGAAGCTATTACGAAAATACCGTTCGTTGTAGAGAACAACATTCAGTTAGGCGATAAAAAGCTGGCAGATATATTAGTAGATGCGATCATTAAAAAAATGTCTCAGAGTGTTAAATGGAAGAAAGGAGCTGTGGGAGCATGATCTTGGATGTAGAATATAACAACATATTGAGTTCATCGTTGGAAGTATATGCAAAAGAACTTCCAAATATTCCGACAGCACAGCGAAGAGAGACAGAGATCACTATTCCTGGAAGAGACGGGACTATCTATACCACGTATGGTGATTATGAATCAACCACTATCACGATCCCATTCAATTTTATTTGCGATGCAGAAGAATGGGATAAACGGTGGGGAGCTGTGAAAAAATGGCTGTCAGCTCGTTACAGAAGATTGCGACTCAGTACAGATCCGGAGCATTTCTATAAGGTGTCCAAAGTAGAGCTTGAAGATGCAGAACATACAACTACAAGGATTTGTAACTTCAAAGCGAAATTTACAACGATAGATGGACTTAGATATCTCCTAGAAGGACAAAATGAACATGCAGCTGAAGATGTAAGATATAACCCGTATGAAGTGGCACATCCAATCTATATGATTAGCGGAGAGGGCGCATGTGTGCTGACGGTAAACGGGAAAACAATGACGGCGGATGTAGGACAGAATATCACGATAGACACCGATCGGGAGCTTGCCTATCGAAAGGATAAGACACTGAGCAACACGGCGGTATCCGGAAAGTATGATGATCTGTACCTGCAGGAGGGAGAAAACGAGATAACTATAACAGAGGGATTCGATTTGAAGATAATTCCGAACTGGAGGTGCTTATGATACAGGTATATAGTCCGGATAACACAGACTACGAACATAATGGAGATATGACGTTACATCCGGAAGAAGCAACCATCCATGTGATCCTTAATGGAGAATGGACAGCGACCATGGAGCATCCGATTGATTCAGAAGGTCGATGGAAGTACATCGTTGATAATGCGGTGGTGAAAATGCCGTCATTTAACGGTGATCAGCTCTTCCGGATCCACAGCAAAGAAAAGAATGATTCAGGAGTAAGTGCAAAACTTACTCCTATTTTTTTGGATGCGAAAGAGGAATGCTTCTTGGTCGATGTCAGACCAACCGAGAAGACAGGTCAACAGGCATTAGATATCATGACCGCACCGAATGCAAGGTATCATGCGAAATCGGATATTAAGAAAGTATCAACAGCTTATTACCAGACGAAGAACCTGATCGAAGCGATTAACGGAAATGATGATAATTCATTTATAAATCGCTGGGGCGGGGAGATCTTATATAACGATTACACCGTAACTATTAACGAAAGGGTTGGCGGTGATTATGGAGTCCAAGTTTTGTATGGAAAGAACATAGTTCAAGACGGATTCTCTGAAACTATTGATATGTCCGAAGTAGTAACCAGGATTGTACCAAAAGCTTATAACGGATACATGATGCAGGGTGATGAACCATGGATAGATTCACCACTGATTGAAAAATATCCAACAGTGCACTATGGAACTATCACTTTCGAAGATGTGAAAATGCGTGTGGATGCGAGTGAAGATGATGAGGCTAATGGTGTGACTGTGTGTGATACACAGGAACAGATGGAAGATGCACTGCGTAGAAAATGTGAAGAACAGTATGAATCTGGTGTAGACAAGCCGAAAGTGACTATAGCAGTGAACATGGAACTGCTACAGAATACAGAGCTGTATGCGGATGTGAAGGACCTGGAGAAAGTATCTCTTGGAGATACAGTACATTGTAACCATTCCAAACTGGATATCACATCAGCTGCTCGTGCGATCGAGCTGGAATGGGATGCTGTGAGAGATAAAATCGCATCTGTAACACTCGGAGAGTTCCAGTATAACTTTCTGGATAATGTATCTTCCGTAATGAACCGTGTAGAGCAGGCTATAAGGGAAGATGGAACATTAATAGGACAACAGGTGCTGGGTATCATAAATGGAGTAAAAGCACAGATGAAAGCACAGTCAACCGTAGCAAAAAAGCAGTCTGTAAGAGCCATACTGTTTGAAGATTTGGATCCTGAATCAGCAACGTATGGAGCTATGTGCCTAGGAACGTTAGGGTTCGAGATTGCGTCCAAAAGAACTGAAGATGGAAGAGATTGGGACTGGAGTACAT